GGGTCGGGGTCATGGGGTGCAGAAAAAAGCAAACCCGCCGAAGTGGGTTGGTCAGGGAAGGTGACACTCGCAGGGGAGGGATTCCTGCATGACGTTGATGCGGATGATCTTGTTGGCCTGGGCCCAAAACCGTTGGTGCGGGATGTGCTCAGTTGCAGGAATACCGTTCGCCTTCATCGCCGCAAACTTCGGCTCCATGTCTTCGAGGTACACCGGCTTGTCGCCGTCCCAGTGGATTGCGTGGCCTATCTCGTCCTCTGCCCACTTGGCCTTGAGCCAGATATCAGGGCGGATGCAATAGACGATGTACCAGTGCTGCCATCCGGCTTTGAGGCAGCCGATACAGTTGCCGTGCTTGAAGACGCCGTAGGTGCATGGGCGCGGGATGCCAAGGGCCTCCGTGCTGTCGTGCTTGCGGTCGGCCCAAAGGCGCGGATAGTCGGTCTGCCAGCCCAGGGTGCCCATGATCCCGGTGCGGCGTTGGATGCGTGCCGGTTCCGTGGCGTCGAAGCCGTAGTAGATGACGCTCTCATCTTGGCTCGCATTTGCTGCAAGCCACTCCATGAACGGCTCGGTCTTGAGGCGTGCAGTGCAGATCTCCTGCCCATTGTTGACTTTGAATGCATTGGATTCCACTGTCACGTCGAACTGGTCTTGCGTGGCGTTACGCCGGTTGGCGAATGTCAACGGCACGTCCAGGTGCTCGGCCACGTCGCGCTTGAAGCGCTTGATGTCCGCATGCTCGACGCTGAAGTGCATGTCGTGGTTGAGCAGCACCAGGTTCTTTGTGCCAAAGCGGTGGGCCACGTCCAGCGCGACCAGGGCCGAGCTGTGCCCGCCCGAGTAGCAGACGATGTGCTGCATGTGTTGCCTTTCGGGGAAGGGCCGAACGCCAAGCGCTGGGCCAAAAAAAGCCCTCGCGGCATACCGGGAGGGCTTCGGGGGGAGGTGGATGTCAGGCGCTGGCGTCGAGCCGATCTTTGATTGCAGTCACCTTGCGGTGGTACTCATTGGCCGCGTACACGCGCTCCAGGGCGTCACGCAGTTCACGCCGCGTGCACTGCTGCTGCATCTCATTGCAGATGCGCAGGGCCTCGTAGATTGCGTCGTACTCTGGCTTTGACGCGCCCCATGTCTGTGTGCGGTCGTGGCGTGCGCTGATGGAGCGCATGGCGTCCTGCGCGTCCACCATCGCAGACTCGGCGTCCGGGAAGTGGTCGCTCGCGAGGAATCGTCCCCAGTTGATCCTCAGCGTCAGCGTGTGCCACGTCGTCTCATCGGCAGTGCCTTCGATCAGCGTTGTTGCAAGGCCGATCGGGACAAGCTGCAGCTGCGTCTCGTCAGCCGCGTTGAACCGGATGTTGATGGGCAACTGGATGTTCCCAGCACCCAGCACAGGGCGCCGCTGTTTCTTTGCCGCGCGGCGCTGGGCTCTGTTGAGTTCCATGGTCAGAATGGAGGGTCAGTTGCGTCCTGGTACTCGTTCCGGCTTTGGCGAGCAGGCGGACTTTGCTGGCTATCGCGCGGCTTCGGCTCGTTGAGGTATGCCCAGCCATCCCAACCGACCGGCACGGCTTCGAGCTTTAGCATCAGTCCATTGCGGCCCTCGATAACGGCGCCGATAGTGAGGTAGCGGTTCTTTTCCTGGCCGTTGTTGTCTGTGTATTTGCCGGTGACGGCGGTGACTTCGTACTTGCGTGCCATGGTGCTCTTTCAGTTTTTGATGGATTGGGCGTGGGCCTTGAGGCTGCTGCGTGTCTTAGAGTCCAGCTTGGGCCAGAGGTATGTCTTCTCTTCTGGATCGGTGATGCCTACCAACTCGCCGTAGGCGCCATGCACGTCGTTGGCATCCATGCGCTCATTAATGGCCCGGACAACGCTGTCACATACAGCCATGCGCTCTACAGACACCAAAGCGCCATCAGTTGGCTTGTGACGCGGCGCTGGCTTCTTGGATGCAGCGTTGCCGTCATCGTCTTCCGGCGCTATACCGCATGCCGCCATAAGCCCGTACCGGCGCGCGTAGGTCAGTGCCGAGCCGTAGCCTTGGGGGTCCTGCTTGGACGCCGGGACATGCAGCTTCCCAGCGCTAATTTGCTCGCCAGATTCGTGGATGAACAGCGTCTCCACGGTCACTCCGCTCGGGTCTTCATGGCACGGCTGCATCAGCATGATCCCGTTGTTGTTGAGGCCGTCGATCACGGCTTCAACGCACGCACTCAGGTCCGCGTACTTGCTGCGGAAATGGGGGTTTTGGCTGGTCTTGAGCGCAGGGCCGAACTCCTTCTGGGCCTTGACCAGCGCTGCCGAAATTGCTTGCATGATTTCTCCTAGAAGGCGGCTTCCTCGTCGCCATATGTGTCCACGTACCATTCCGCTGTCTGTCGCAAAACGCCGTATTCGGTGATCCATTGCTGGATGGCTTGTTCACGTTGTTCGTCGCTCATGGTGATCTCGGTTGCGCTAGAAGGCGCCTGAGTTGAAAGCGGCCACGGCCAGCGTCAGCGCACTGATGCCGGACCACAGGAATGCGTAGAAGAGGTGTTTCATGGCATGGCCTTTCCGATCTCTGCCGCGACGTGAACAATGGCGCGGCGCATCTGCTCGCGCTTGTCGTCGCGGAAAGTGGTGCAGCCAGGGATGCCCTGGCGTTGCGACTCAACCGTGCAGCCATCGCCCTTGTGCTTTCCGGGCAAAACCTTGAGCCTGAGTTCCGCAGCCAGCCGAAAGGCTTGGCCATCGTCGGTTAGAGGATTCCACCCGAACCAAACTCCCTCGCTAGGCAGCACCAGGATTTCAGAACGCATCTCGCCGTGGTGGTACGAATCGCTCCACCTGTGTTGATGGCCCATAGCCTTTGCGGCCAGCGGCAGCAATTCCTTGTCGCTCATGGCTTCTCCTTCTGACCCAGCGCGGCCCGGTAGCCGTTCGCAGTGGCGATGCCCGTGCCTTCTGTGAGAAAGTCCCAGGTGTGCCGGTACTGCTCGGCCTTGTTGATGACCGGCAAGTACCGGAGCATCTCGCTGCGCAGCTGGGCGATCTCTTCCTGCAGCTCTGCGTATGTGGGCATGTCTGCGCTCATGGGGTTGCTCCTTTCACCAGAGCCAGGGCCGCGCGGGCCTGCTCCACATCGCGCCTCCAGTCCTCTGGATTTGCATATCCGTTCGGAACGATCTCTTTCTGGCAATTGACAGCGATGCTCGCGAATTTTTCCAACGCCTCCGCCAGCGCATCCCGCTGCTCCACCAGCTGGCGCGGCGTCAGGCCGGTTTCGTGGAACACGTTGCCAGCCTCTGCGATCAGAGCAGCGTTGGCTTGCATGTCTTGGTGCTTGCAAGCTACGAATGGCAGGCTCTGGCCACCACCCGCCTCAACTCCCCAAACCTCGCACCAGCCTGCTTCATCGATCCCGCCGCCGAGGTTTTTTAGCCAATTGCCGTGTATCCATGGCCCAGGCGTCGGCTTTCTTGCTTCGCTCATGACGACTCCTTCTCGCGGGCGTGCAGCATGGCGTCGGCCCATGCCAGAGGCCACTGGACATACAGCTGCTTGACCTGCTCCCTGCGCCATGCCGCCGCGGCCTTCTCATGCGCGATTTTGGCCATCGCGTATTCGCGGATCCTTGGCTGGACGCAGTCCTGGGCATCCAAAAATTCGCCGAGCGCCTCCCACTCGCTCCGTTCCTCTTGGGTGAGCCTGGGAGGAACTTCGGGGGCATCCGGCTGAGCGGACACAACTGGCTGGAACCAGGGCTGAGGCTCGGCCGGCGCGTGCGCGATGAAGTAGTCGCGCAACAGCATGCCGCCGCTGGGCGCAATCTCGTAGCGCTCCTCGCCGTCGCTGCTGAGTCCGGTGAACTGGGCGTTGAGGCCGGGGGATGCGTATTCGGGCATGGTCATTTCTCCTGTGCACATGTATGGAATCCGTCTTGCCAGACAGGGGTGAGGCCCTCGCAGGCCCGGGCCGCGGCGCGCGCAATGCGCTGCTCCTGCGCCGTGGGCTGGGTCTCCTGTGCGCCGGCCTGGCTGCAGCCGCTCAGGGCCAGCAGAAGCAGCACGACAAGAGCGGCGAGGCCCAGAAGCAGCGAAGCCCGCTTTTTGAGGGCGGGCTTCTTGCGGCGGGGCAGGCGTTGGATGCGGATGGAAGGTCTCATGGGGACTCCTGTGGAGCTAGCGCGGCTGCAATCTCCATTGACGCCTGTAAGCCTTCATTCGAGATCTGCTCACACGCTTCGAGCATCATTTGCTCATCGCCTTGAGCCCCGTTTTCTGCCTCTGCCTTCATGCTGTTGATCGCGCGCCCTGCATCATCCAAAGCGCTCTGGAGGGCCATGATCTTCGCGTCCTGGAGGCGGAGAGCAGAGACCGCATCAGCGGCCCACAGGTGCAGCACATCGGCCGGCATAGAGGCGCGGTACTCGCGCGCCAAGCTTCCGGGGGATGCGTGTTTCTTTGCTTGCTTCATGTCGTCCTCAAATGGCGTCAGCGCTGAACTCCAGCGCCTGGATTTTCTGTATTGCGTTCTTGGCATGCTTCTGCACCCAATCAACGTTGACCCACACGCCAGAGCAGGCCAGTTCTATCTGGCCTAGCGCCTGGACAAGGGTTTGCTGTGTTACTTTCAGCTTTGCAATCTCTTCCTGCTGCTGCAGGATCAGCGCCTCGGCAATTGCGGGGTGCGCGGCGGCTTTTGCTGCGTCAAGCATTACGGGCCTCCGCGATGTTTCGGCGCGCGCACTGGTATGCGTACTTGCTCAGCCACTTCTCAATGGCCTCGCCCTGGGCCGTGTAGTCCTTCAGTTCGGCGATGACCTTTGCCAGCGCGAAGGGGATCTCCTTCATCGCTTCGATCACGAACTCAGGCGCGTAATCAGGCCCGTAGTGGATCTGCACGTATGCTTCCAAGAACGAGTCCTCGGCGTCGTACTCGCCCTGCTGCTGGGCCAGAGCATCAGCGTCTCGGCTGGCGAGGCATGGGGGGCGGGCGTTCATGCTGGCTCCTTCGCGGGTTTGTCTGCCCACGAGAACGTCTCGTCTTGCCCATCCGAATCACGCAGGGGAATTAGGTTGAAGTCCGGGAGCGCAATCCGCTGCTGTCGCTTTGTGGGTGTCAGCCACATCGGACTGCCTTTCGATTCGATCAGCCAGCACTGTCCCAGGTACTCCCAGCCTCCGCTGTTGTCGTATGGGCTAATGACTTCCACGATCATTCCGTTGTCCACTGGCAGACCGTTGGTGATCGCCAAATCTCCAGGCTTGCAGTTCGCCATGAGAAGCCTCCTTGCGGCCCGCAGGCCATGAAAAAAGGCCCTGCATTGCAGAGCCTGGGTTTGAAGAGCCGCGTGGTGCGCGCCACGTCGCTTGCGATCAATCCGACGCGCGCGGCTGAAAAGAGAGCCGTGTTCGCGCTTCAATCCCAGCATCCGACTTGCTGGGCGGTGGGAAGCGCGCGGCTGGAAAACCATCACAACTGCAACCGGCAGAGCTGCAGCACTATCCCGAGGGACCCAGTTGCAGATGTGATGGGCCCTGGGCTTGCCAGGGCGGGGGATCAGGGGTTCGTGGAGAACGATGTTGGGCTGTCCATGCTGTTCCTCATGGTCAGCGTTGCGCGATTCACGGAGACCGTCGCGTTGCGCCAGACGCCTTCGATAATTCGGCGCACGGCATCGGGAGACAGCTTCCACATGTAGTAGTCGTCGCTGCTCGCCAAAACAGTCCACCAGCCGCTGTTCGTTCTGCTGTTCGTGAAACCAGCAGCTCGCTCATCGGTTTTCTCGAAACCGACGTACTTGAAGCCCACAGGCCAGCCTCCGTTGTCATCGATGTGCTGGAAGAACTTTCCGTCGTCGCGGGCCCACGCAAAGCTATGCATGAGGCCTTTCACCATCTTCCTATCGTTCATCTCTCATCTCCTTGGTGTGCCCCGGCTACGAGCCGGGGGAGGGGGTCAAGCTTGCTCGGGGTACTGAGCGAGCAAGTCTTCGAGCGTTGGAGCCTTCTCTCCCGGGTCGTAGCAACCTTGCAGTCCGCGCCAGATGCGCACCAGCAGCTCTTCATCGACCTCGGCGCACTGGAACGCATCAAGGCCCTTCATTACGAACTCAACGAACGTCGAGTGATCCAGCTGCGTCATTTCCTCTGCCAGCTGCTCGGCATCGAAGCCGATGTTCAACCTCAGTTCCATGCTTCTCTCCTGTGAAAAAACAAAGCGCACTCGGCGAATGCGCTTTGTTTTGCCCAGATGTCGCTCTGGGCCGCGCCGGTTTCCCGGTCATGCTGTGGCTTCACTGATTGCGTTAGGGGTTCGCCACTCCCGAAGTACCCCGTGCGCGCTCTGTGCGCTGCCTTTGCCCGGGTAACTCGCCTGTCGGCAACAGGCCGCGAGACTGCGCGGCCAGGTGGTGGCCTACTACATCGGCCTGACGTCGTGCTTCATGTTCTCTCCTTCGCAGCGCGGGGCTGCCTGGTTGTCACCGGGAACCCGTCCCGGCGGCGACTGCGCTTTTAGCTCTCGCTGGGTGCAGTACCCAGCGCGCATGCATTTCTGCAATCCGTGACTCAAGCTGTTTGAAGGCTTGTGCGGCCTTACCGAGTTGCTCCATCGTCCGTGCCCATGCACGCGATCCCCGGACTCGTATCCGCTCCACACCGGCTCACCCGGCACCTGCGCTGATCGATAGCCCTTGGAACAGTCAGCGCCCGGCCGATCCCGTGACACCCGCCGCCGCAACCCCGCTCCAGGGCACTGCCCCTAACCCCGCCTCTGCATCGTTCAGCTACGGCCCGTATCGCTTGGCCTGGGGTGTTTCGCGTTTGTTGCTGCGATGGGTGTATTGAACTATAGTTTTCGCATGCCGTCAACTATAGTTTCTTGAAGAGTGAACAAAAGTTATCGCAGGGACGAAAAAAAGCCCGCTCAAGGCGGGCAGGGGATTTGTGGAGGCTGAGCGCTGCGGCTAGCAGCCTTTCAATGATCTTCGAAGCTGATCAGCTTGGCGCCAAGAACTGAGCCGATGAGAGCGCTAGTGAAGCCGAAGTTGAAGAATTCAAGAACTTCATGAAGTCCAAACCACGACTCTGGGTACTTGGCCCATCTCCATGAGAGTAGGTCGCCTAGAGATGACATCGTTCCAGACGGAATCCAAATTCCATCTTTCAAATATGTGAAAAGCTGCCATCCGAGCAGAAGTACACAAACAACCCAAGAGACGCAGAGGACCAAAACACCAACTCCCCTGACGCCTCTAGCTACGAAGTCATCAGAACGCATCCTTACATCCTAATCTGTAGGTCGTAAGTAGCGCCTGCATCGTCCTGGCACTCACCGAATCCTTGGCTGTTCGTCGTGGAGAACTGGAACTGACAGCGCAGCCCCGATCCATCGGCCGCGCGTGCGATCAAGTTGCCGCCGCCAACGCCAGAGCTAGAGCCGAAGCCAGCAAAGCTCTTGCCCTTGCCAGCTGTGCCGAACATGGAGCCAACAGAGTCTCCAGAGGCAAATACATACTGCCCTCGGTAGAGCTTGTCGCCCAAGGTGATCTCTACCGAGCTGTCGTTCTCATGGGCTACACCCTTACCCGTGACAGGCCCTCCGCGCTGCTGGAGATTCAGTTGGTACGAGCAGCCGGCCAACGCCAGGCAGGCGACAGCTCCAATCACTATTTTCCTCATCGCACTCCTCCTTAAAGCTTCTGGCCATTCCAAGCCCAGAGCACACGCCCCAGGACGTTCAATTCCTCGCGCCCATCAAGCACATCCACAGTCTTGATGGACGGGTTATCGCTGCTGATCTCAAAGCTCCCGTCGTACTTCTGTCGCACGCGCTTGATGAAAACCCGCCCGTGCCCCTCAAGCACATATACGCCATCAATCGTTGGGTCTTTGATCCCCGTGTCCACCAGGAGCACATCCCCATCGTTGTAGGTTCCTTTCATGGAGTCGCCGTAGCCATGAATGAACCTCAGCGCCCGCAAGCTGGACGGCCGGATGCGCTGCTGAAGCCAGGAGCGCGAGATTGGCAGGTCGCCTGTGAAGACCTCGCCATCAAGGCCGTCATCGCCCTGGCCCATAGAGCCTGAGTTCGCCAGCAAAGGAACCATCAGCGTGTCCTCTTCGTTTTGCCGGGATGGCGCAAGCGCTGGCACCTCGATCACCTGGACGCGGCCCATTGGCCCCTCCCCAAGGGCAAGCCAGTCAGAAGCCACATTCAGTTCACGCGCCGCCACGGCGTTGTTCTCGGCGCTGAAAGTCTTGCTCAGACCCTCAACCACCTTTCGCGCTGCTTGATAGGACACGCCAAGACGCTTCGCAAGCTCCTTGGTGTCCATCTTTGCAGCGGTCATTGCCTCGTTCAGGCGCTCTCTGTAATCAACCATGGTTGTGATCATTGGTTGTTTCAAGAAAACTATAGTTTCCTTTGTGCGTGAACTATGGTTAAATGAACGCATGACGATCCAGAAAACCGATGCCATAGCTGTGCTGGGCGGCTCGAAGCGCGATGCTGCTTCGGCCCTCGGCGTGTCCTACCAGGCCATTGACAAGTGGCCGGAGACCTTGAGCAACAAGGTCGCTGATCGCGTGCTCGCTGCGTGGGCGCGGAGGAACGTGAAGAACCTCCCTGGGCCGTTCCGCACAGCCAAGCAAAAAACCACCTCCCGCTAACCCAACAACAAAGTTCCCGAGCCTCCTATGTCGTACCAAAACCGTGACCTCATCCGCAAACCCCTGTGCCTGCTGCGCGCCAGCAAGGAAGAGCGCGAGAAGCTGATTGCCTGGGCTGAGATGAAGTCCAACGGTGGTGCTGTGGCCCCGACCTTGCTGGATGCACTCCTGGCCTTGGCAGACAAGGAGCTGATGGAAGAAGAGCGTCGTCATGCCGCCAATGCTAGGCAGCGCCACGGGCTTGACAGGAACGCTTTTGGCGCCCTGCTGAACGCCTAGAACACAGGAGACATCCCATGCAGGACTTGTCTGATCCCCACGATGAACCAATGGCGCTGGACTTCTCCGGCGTTGACCAGAAGCGCATGCGTGCTCTTCAAAAGCTAGCAGACAGGTCCGGCAAGTCCTTCGAGGACTTCGCCCTGCAGACCCTCCTGGCTGCTGCTGACCACGATGAAAAAAGGTCCAAGCCGAGCACCTTCGCGCGGCTCTTCGGTTTCCGCGCTGCTCGCTAGTACGGAACTTCGCAGTAACTCAAAACATACGG